GTGCCTAATATAGTGGCTATCGAGCTTGTGAGCGCTCCTAATATATCTGCTAAGCCGGTCGAAACCTCCTTGACTGAGAATCTCTCACCCAAAATCTGAAGCAGACTCTTACCTTCGCCGTCGCCTCCATGCGAAGAGGCGAAGAAATCTGATATCATCGTCCCGATGGAGCCGAATAAGTTCTTAACGCTCCCAAGCAGGCCGTTCGACGCGCTATCTGTGACACTGGATGCAAGCGAGCCGAAGAAATTCTTAACACCCGTAACCGCTGACGTCGCAATGTCGGCTAAGAATTTGATTGCTCCGGCGATTCCTTCGATGATGCCAGCAACCTGCTCTGCCGATGGGTGCGGAATGATCACGTCCAGTATCTTCTTAATCGCTTCGTAGACTTTGCCGATCGTCGAAGAGGCAAACGCTTTAAGTGACTCGTACGTGGTGTCCATAGACTTCGCAAAGTCTCTAGCAGTCTCTCCGGCAGGCTTCAGCTCGCCAAATATAGATTTTATAACATCGCTGTTTCGCAGCTTGTCGATAACATCCGACCAGAATTTCTTAAAGTTAGCTGTGAACAGCACGAGATTGGCACCAAAGTGGATGATTAAATTCGTCAACCAATCAAGAGTGTCGAGCACAGCGGTTCCAAGAAGCTTCCCAAGCTCCAGCGCGACTGCGTGTAAAATCTTACTGAGAGACTGAAATTCCTTTGAACCCTTAACGCTCTGAAATAATCTTTCGACTACGCGTGTCAGAGCGGTAAATACCGCGTTGATCCTCACTCCAGCATCTGCCAACTTGCCGAACGCGTCACCTTTACGAAGTGTCGTTGTAAACCCGCGGCTCATAGTCGCAAATAAAGATGACGCCATCGAGCCCAGTCCAACGATCGCCTTACTAAGAGGTTGAAGAATCTTAGACACAGCATTTGCTAAAATACCGCCTAAGCGAGTAAATATACTCAATATTGCTGCGATTGGCTTTAGGACAGATTTGGTTGCACTAGTGAGGGTAGGCATCGCGTCAGCCGTAAGATTCTTCAGTCTTTCGGTAAGGACCGCCAAAGCAGCACTGAAAGCTACCAGCTGATCTGCTGTCACGCTGGGGAATATGTCTTTGAACGCCTTGCTGACGGGCGTAATAACGTTCATTAACGCCTTAAACGCGTTCGAGATTGCTTCTATTAAACTGGCTCGGCCGCCATCGTCATGCCACTGCTTAAGAATCTCGTTGCGAGCATCTGCTGACCGTCCAACAATATCGCCGAGAGTATTGCTAACCGACGTGAGCATAGTCCTGGCTTCCTCGAAGTCACCGACAATATACTCCCAAGACTGCGTCCAGCCAGACTGGACTGATTCCTTCAACGTGTCCCAAAGCTGCGGTATGGTTTTGACTTTAGTCGCAGCGTCGACGGCTGTTTTACTAAGCTGTAAAATAGCGTCTACTTCGTCTTCCATGTAGCCATTGGCGATGAGATTCTTCTTAGCAGCTTCATATTGAGCATCGCCAACTTCACCATATTCAATAGTTAAATTACCGAGAGTTTCTGTTAATACATCAGCCGTGATCCAGCCGTCTTTTAACGATTCTCGGAAGCTTCCAGCTTTCTCGATCAGAAAATCGATATTTGCGTCTGGGTCAAGGTAACCTTCGCCGTCTTTCGATAACTTCTGCACCTTCTCCAAAGTAATACCGAGGTCAGAAGCAATCTGCTCATTCGTTTTTCCGGCTTCTGATAAGCTAAGAATCTTGGACTGAAGATTTAACGTAGCTTTAGCGGTTTGCTTAAGAGCATTCTGGAATGTCTCGCCGCCCATACCGGCATTGACTACCGAGTTCCAGTCTTGTAATTTCAAAGTACCGGACGAAATCGCCTGCGAGAGCTGGTACATCGCCGTTGAGGCTTGCTGTGCTGTCGAGCCAGAAACAGCCGCAAGGTTTGAAATACCCTGAATAGAGTCAGTCGCAACGCTCAAGTCAACGCCAGCTGCAGTAAAACGGCCGATGTTGTTGGTCATCTCGGTGAAGTTGTATATGGTCTTATCCGCGTAACGGTTTAATTCGTCCAGAGCCGCGTTAACCGAGTTGATGTCTTCACCTTTAGACTGGGTATTCGCCAGTATTGTCTGGACGGCATTCATCTGAGTGTTGTACTCGTCGAAGCCCGCTTTTATCGGGGCGAGAGTGACCTCGTTTATGGCCCGCTTAAGCTTGTTGGTGATGTCATTCGTTATGTTTGCTACGGCGGTAATGCCGGCAACCTCCAAAGCATTGAAGCCCCGTGCAAGGCCCGATACGCCTTCCTGAACTCCGGAGAGATCCATGTTGCTGGCGGCGGTTCCTATGCTCTCTAAGCCTCTTGATGCGCCGTCAAGCTTTAAAGCCGACTTTAGCTTCTCAAGAGTCCCCATCGTCGTCTGTACGTCAGTTTCGAACGATGAGTTGTCAAACTTCATCTCTACTACGCGTTCATCAATAGTAGTGCTCATCGTGTCAGCTCCTTCCATACAGAATCAGCAATATTGTTTATGACCGGCGATAAGGCAGGGTTAATGTAGTCAACTCCACGCACATAGCCGCCGTTCTTTGTGCCATGGCCGGTTTGAATGATCAGTGCGATCGGCGTTCCATTTTCTATGTTCGAATTAGTCCAGGACAACGTATATGTGTTGCCCTCTTTCGATACTGTGTAGCCCCATGAAGCCGCGGTCTTTCCAGTGCGGACAGGCGTGGCAGCAGATAGAGCGTCTACGCCCATTTGTCCGTACTTCTCAAGAACTTGTTGTACGTTCGTATGGCGCAGTCTCGTTAGAAATCGCTCCGTCGCGGTAAAACTGCCACGTTGCTCAATAGTGAATAGCGCCATGTGTATTCATCCTTTCGTATGGTACTTGGCCTTTCTCTGCGCATTGAGTGCGGCCTGTCTACTTAAGATGGCCTGCTTACTCATTTGCTTAGACGGTTTATTCTTCTCGCTGCACACTCGAATAAGAGTCAGTAAACGGTTGAGGTGCCACTTTTGACACTCTGGATAAATATTCAGAGAAATCATCCAATAGTAAATAATTTCAGCCGTAATCACCTCGCGAGCATACCGTCGATTGGCCTCCTCGCTGAACCACGTCGCCGTCATCGGATCTGCGATGTAGTCGTTAATCTGTTTGACGTGCTCGTTAGTAAGGCAGCGATACACGTTTGGGTCTACGTTCGGCGTAACGGTCATGCAACGAACATAGTCGATCGTCTCAGCTAGAGTCTTTGCGTCACTGCCAAGGAAAGGCTTATGCCATTTTGACTCCCATTTTGAAAGCGAGATTAGGGAATGCTCTAACGTCAATGTCTGCTGCTTTACCTTGATAAAGAGATTCTCTTCGGAGTCGTAGAGTTCCGTCTCCGGTATCGTGATTTGCAGCATAGTTGCACCTCAGCTTATTACTTCGCGGGGATCGGAGTAGGAACGGGGATAGAAGGCTTCTCCATAGTAGGCATAATGCCATTAACAAACTCGGCTGCGGCCTTAGAGTCAGTGACAAGCTCCATAAACAGTTCGCTGTACGCCTCGGTCTGCATGAATTCGTCAGACAGCTCCGGAGACTTCTGAAATCTCCTGCCATCAAGAGATTTCACACCATATGCCTTCCGGATGATGTCAGTAAATACGCGCATGATCTCTGCGCCGTTCTTCTTGGCAATAATGTCCTTGAGATAATTCTCCATACCGCCATCAATACTCAGTTCCATCGTAGCCAGTTCCGCTTTACTAATGTTGAAGCAGTACTCTTCTTCGCGCTCGGTTCCGTTGTAGTCGGTGTACTTAATGGTCTTCTTGTACATATGTTTGGCTCTCCCTTCTTATATAAAAATTAAAGCCCCCGCTTAATTTACGAGGGCTTTTTGTTGATCGGATTATGCAGTGAACATCGCGATGACCTGGTCCGGAGTCGGGAGCATAGGCTCGGTCTCCGCAGAGCCGTAAAGCTGGTCCTCAAGCGTTTTAAGCTTCGCCTCGTCAACCTTGGTAGAATCGATCTCGATCGTAGCAACCGGTCTATATTCTTTTTTATTCTCGCCAGTGCCAACAGGAGCAACCGGAACCTTAGTAGTGGTGACTTCCCAAGAGAACGTGATCGCTTCCGGAGAGTCATTAACGGTCTGATAAGACTTACCAGACGGAGATGCAACGGCATTGTAAACCAGGTGGATCTTATAGCCGTGGTCGTCAAACTGCGTATCATTACCGATCCTGGTTCTATAAGTGAAACCGAAAGGATTACGACGCTGCTGACCAAGCTTAACGCCGGGGCTGGCGAACGCGGAGCCGTCACAGGTAGCGAACTCGTCCGGATAGGTGTATGCTTCGATGGTGCAGCCGAATTCTTCAGCGGACCGAAGCTCAAGATACTTAATATTATCGGCATAGATCGGGCTGGCATCAGCACCAGACGGGTTTTCGCTAACGCCGGTGATGCCGCTCCATGCTACGCCATTGCCGTAAGTGCCGTCGCTTTTCTGCACATAGAGAACTGCGCGGTCCGTACCGGTCTCATAAAACTTGGAGCCAGTCTGGTCCCATACAACTCTAGACATGAGATTTCCTCCTTAGAAATATAAATCGATCGTGTCATGTGATAAGCCGTCCGCATCGAAATGTCGACCAAAGGTCGAATAAGGCATCTCAAGTATCTGTTCAGCAATCGGGCTCATCACTATGCCAATTTTGGTAGATATGATCGTAAGGTCGTACCGTCCCATCGTGCGGTAATTCTTGTTATCAGCCTTCAACTGTTCCAGACCACTAAACGTATACACGATGCATGGGTATTTCAACTTTACGTTTTCGGGCGGTTCGAAATATACGTTACGACTGCCCAGAATCTCACACAATTTTTCATGTAGGTCTGTTCTAGCTCTCACGTACGTACACCCCGCCCAAACTTAATTCAAATCGAGGATAGTTCACGTCCACGCTGGATACCTCCCAGAACGTGCCCATCCACTCGGCATACTTTATGTACTGGAAGTTCTCTATGGCATAAGGATCGGCAATTATGCTGATGGAGTTGGTCACGATAACATCGCTGTTTGCCTTCTCGCCAGATGTGGAGATCCTTTTCGCGTAGCGCTTTACGTCGCCTCGATAGTGGTCTTCATGCTTTTCCGTAAGGTAAACACCAGGATTTTCAGGATCCTCGTAGGTCCTTACGAAACCGATAATTCCATAATACTTAGCCATAGCTAACTCCCAGTCACAAAATATAACTCAGACGATCATTCAGCCTTCTTCAGCACGATAGCGGAGTAGGGCTTAACCAGAGCACCAGAGCAACGAGTCTCGATCAGGTACTTCATCTGGTTGTAGTCGATGTCAAAGTCATCAAACATGTTGATGGCTCCACCCTTATCAGCGCCAACGTTGTAGTCAGCCAGGTTGACGATCACACCGTAAATATTCTGGGGCAGGATCTCAGACGGAACGGTAACAATGTTCTTGACCCTCATGCGGGCAGCCAGCTCGGCGTCAGTCTTGAACTTCGGTTCTCCGATAGTAGTCTCCAGCAGAAGCAGATCGGCCAGATACTCGTCGGAAGTGAAGAAGGTGGCGTTACCAGAGCCCTTATAATCGGCCTTGGCCTTGATGGCGACCTTGATCAGGTTGTTCATGGTCTCGTCGTCAGTAGCACCCTTAGCGACGGTCTTCTTGATGGTGTAAATATCGCCATCAGTGACGATCGGACGGATGCACTGCTCGTTGATCTTATCGTCGGAAGCGGTGTCACGACCATCACCGAACAGGATGGCGCGAGCGATTTCCTCGTCCAGCTGACCGCGCATCTCGGACTTGATCCAGGCAACAACATCGAAATCGGTGATGTCGACAGTGTCGTCGCGATCCAGCTGCTGCTTCTTGTAAATAGTGGTCGGAGTGGTTACACGCTTCAGCAGGGTGAAGACTTCGTTCTTCTTCAGGTTGCCCTTGAAGTAGCCGCGAGCCCTGGCGTCGTCCTCGGTGATGTTGGCGAAGACGGACTTGATCCGGGAGAAGGGAGAACGATGTACGCCGTTCATAACGACATTGACCCAAGTCTTATCACGCTCGATGAACTCCGGCTGAGTGCCGAGCGCGCGTGCTTCCGGGAACAGGTAGTCGATGTTCTCGATGCCATACTCTTCGGCATGAGCCAGGAAGGAATCTTTCAGGGTGCCGTACTTCTTGGCATCAGAGAAGATCGCCATCTCTTCATCATGCGTGAGAGTATTGCCCTGATCCGCATAGCCAGCGCCAGCTTCAAAAGTGTTGTATTTCATGTCTCCGTGCCCTCCATAAAAATCGGAATGTTCTACTTCGTCATTGTCGTCATTGTCGTCGCCACCCTTGCCGCTAAGCTCGTCCGCGTGCTCCACAGCGTAACCGATCAGAGCATACACAGCCTTCTTCTGATCTTCGTTAAGAGTATCGAATACGTCCTGAACAGTCTTGTTCTCGTTATTGGCCATCTCGGCATCCTCCGTGTTATTGTTGTTCTGTTGCTCCTCTTTAGGAGCCTTGGCAGGTTCTTCCGTTTTCTTAGACGCTTCGCTTTCCGCTGAGGCGTCTTCTTCAACCTCTTCGTCCTCCGGCTTGCGCTTATCGGCATGGGCTAATTCGAAATCCTCACCGGTAAAGATCCAGGCCTCTCCGATCTCAGTGTCATCTTCTTCACTGTGCTGCAGTGCAACAAAGTCAATGTATGCTCCGGGATTAGCGCCTGAGTACACCAAACTAACTTCGCGAATTGCCCCATGCATCACGTCGCCAGTTCGGCTCTGCTTAAGGTTATTAGCG